TTGCAAGCTTGCTCGGTCCAGTTGCCGTGCGAGTCCTTGCATTTGTAAGTTGCCGCGCTGCCGAACACCGATAGCAACATTATCCCGGATAAGATCATCCTGATCCGCCTCAGCCTCGAATTTCGTCAATGTCGACAATGCGACCACCGCTGATCAAGAACTTGATCCTTTTCGAGCCGGAGGTGTAATACCAGTATTCCCCGATCTGCGCGCCATATTTGTTTTGCACGGCCTCCTTTGATTCCGGTTGACCCATCGTGTCCAGCACTTTTGCCGCAGGATCACCAGGGCTCAAGACCTTGCTGCCCGCTCGATATGTGCCGCCGGGAGAAGCCATCACTAACGATGAGACGAGCAAGAAAAATACCAACGCGAGTTTGTTCATTTGGTGCGAATTCCCCTTCTTGAACGGACCCCCATCAATAGTATCTCACCGCAGACGAGTAGATTGCATATGCCATAAAGCACCGCTTGACATTTGATAAAGTTCTGCTTTATCTTCACTCCCCAGCCGCATTGTTGCGGCCCAGGGAGCGAACCATGCGCACATATGAATTCCGCAGCCCGCGCCGCCTAGCGCCGGCCATCTGCCTCAGCAATCTTCAGGTGCGGCCATGATTCCCGGCCGCGAATTCTTCTCATCCATCGCGCTCATCGGCGGCACGGCCACGCTGATCCACGCCTATATCGGCCGACGCGGCGAGCAGGGCTATTCGCTGGCCACGCGCGAGTTGATCTCAATTCGCCGCACGGTCCAGATCATCGCCGTGACATTGCTCGCGCTGATGATGCTCGTTGCAGGCGGCGCGTCGGCCGCCTCCTTCGGGGCGACGAGCCCGAGCGACGTAGTCGCCGAATACACGAGATCGCATACCGGTCTGTTCACGCATAAGGCGCTAGCGAAGTATCCGGCTGGAATCGCGTGCGCGCCGATCCCCGATGACAAGACGCTCGCCGATGTAGGAATCATTCTGCCCGCTGGCATGAGCGAGGAATACCTGCACCGCGTCGCGTGCATGCCGCCGACCGAGCAGCAGTTCGCGGAACACGACGCCTACGAAATCGCCTTCCTGAGCGATGACAGCAACTACGTCACCGTGTTCGATCCGATCAATTGCGAAAACGCCGATGCAGCCTCGACAGCCGCCGGAAAGCTGGCGTTCGGGAGCAGCTTCAAGGAAATCAATCCGCTCGGCGTCGCCGGATCCACCGTGCTTGGATATGCCTTCGCCAAATGGGCGGATAACGAATCGAAGAAAGGTAGCAAGTTCGCGCGCGGCTTCTCGGAAGGCTTCTGCGTAGTCAAGGTCGCCGTCACCGTTCGTAACATCGTGCTGATCATCGGCGCACTCTGAACCGCAGGCGCCCACATGACCACGATGAAATTCACTCCGCGCATTGGCGCGATCTTTCCTAGCCAGGATGCGCCAGGAATCGTAACCGACATGAGCACCTATCGCCGCGAAACGCCGAGCGTCGAACAGCAAGCGCGCGACCAAGTTGCTGAGCAGCTGAATGGACGCGTGACGTTCACCATACTTTGCCAGGCGAAAGCACGCGCCGTTCGGTCCGTCATCGGTGGCCGCCCATTGCGCAAGGCCGTCGACTACGCAGTCTCCTGGGCCCTGTCGGCAAATCACGGCGACGAACCGCCGGGTGTCGCATGAGCGCCCATTCGCCACAGATGGCCATTGCCGACGTTCTGCTGTTGCAGGACGATCTCACACTCGATCAGATCATCGCACGCGCGTCAATGCAGGTGACGCGCCAGCAGGCCGCACAGATCCTCTTCGATGCAGTAAGACGCGGTCACGTGTCGCGCTATTTTTCTGCGGAACCGGCTGGCGGCCATTCGGAAAAACCGCTCGCGGTCTATAGCCTGTCGATGCTCGGTCGACAAGCCGCGCCATTGATCTGCAGCGCCGAGGCGCTGCTCAAGCGGCCATCACGCATGCCGCGCATTCAATCAGCATCCACGGTCAACGTCAGCAAACAAGTGCTGCGAGTACTCGCCTCCGCTGCTCTCGAATCCGCCAAGTCGCTCGAAGCAGAAACGCGCGCGGCGATCGAAATCGCGCTGCACAAATCAGCCGCTTAAAACGGGAATTTCAATGCCGACCAAAATTCGCGTCACGCATCTAGGCAATGCAGGCCGTCTAAATATCAAGATCATTCGCCGGGATGTTGCCGGCGGCGAGCCGCATACGCTCGGCACGGAGTCAGAACTCGACCCCGGCGAATCGCGCGTGCTCGCCGTTTACGTCGATTGCGCGATCGTGATCTCGCGCGAGAGCTCAGAGCCGCACACATGAGCCGCGCCCAATCCATCGTGTGCGTTGTCGCCGTTCTCGCCTCGGGGCTCAATTTCGAAGATTCGAATCCGAAGCCCGAGCTCGATTATGGGCGTACGTGTCTCGCACTCGTTGGATTCTCCGAAGCGCGTGATCAAAGTGACGAAGGCCTAGCTGCCGTGATGCAGGTCGTGGTCAATCGCGCAACCGACCGTAGCGGCCGGTGGCCGCACACGCTATGCGACGTGGCTCTTGAGCCAGGTCAGTTCCTCGGCGTCGATCAGTGGCCAACGCCACGCCACCCGGAACGAATCGATCAAGCAGCATGGGATCGCGCCCTCGAAATGGCCGATCGCGTCATCGCGCATAGCGCCCCGGTTCCAGCAGCCTGTGACATGGCCACGGGCTTCGATCAAAACCACGCCACTAGGCAACCGGACATCGTCTGCCGAGTTGGCGCGCACACCTTTTACGCCGATCCGCCGATGTCGACGGCGGCCAATAACTGAGGATCACTTCCATGCTCGAAGCACGATTGATCAACGTGCCGCTCACGCGGCTCAATCCCATTCCACACGGTGTCCGCAAGACGAACGGCGTTTCGATCGAGAACCTTGCGGCATCGATCGCCGCCGAAGGCCTTTTGCAAAATCTCAACGTCATTCCGGACCCCGGATCGCCGCTCGCCGGCGCCGAGGAATACCAGAGCTACCAGGTCATCGCAGGCTGCCGCCGTCTCAAAGCGTTGCGCCACCTGGTGAGCACCAAACAGCTTCCGGAAGATCATGAAGTGCCCTGCCGTGTGATCCTACCCGCGCAAGCATTGTCCGCAAGTCTGGCCGAAAACGCGATTCGCGAACCGATGCATCCCGGCGACGAATTTGTCGCCTTTCGCGACATGATCGACGCGGGCTTGAGTGTTGAGGATGTCGCCGCGCGCTTCGGCGTAACGCCGCTCGTCGTGCAGCGCCGGCTCAAGCTGGCCAACGTCTCGCCGAAATTGTTCGATCTATTCCTCGAGGACAAACTGTCGCTTGAGCAAATGATGGCGCTCGCGATCAGTGATGATCACAAGGCGCAGGAAAAGGCCTATTTCAAAGCGGAACACGAATGGCAAAGGCATGCGCATGAACTGCGCGCCACGCTTACACGCAAGGAAATCAGCCTGCGTAAGGATCCCATTGCGCGTTTCGTTGGCCGCGAGGAGTACGTGCGCGCGGGTGGCGTGATCCATGACGATCTCTTCAGCAATGACGGCGATGGCTACATCACCGACGTCGAGCTCCTGCAAGGCTTGGCCGCGAAGAAGCTTGAGGAGGTCGCCGAGCGCGTACGTAAGGAATCGTGGGCCTGGGTCGACGTGCGCACGAAGCTCGACTATTCCGAATTGCATGCATTCACACGCGCGGAGCCGAGCGGCATGCGCAAGCCAGACGATGCGGAAAAGAAGCTCGTCAAGCAGCTGACCACCGAACGCGCGGACATCGAAAAACAACTGCGCAAGATTGAGAACGACGAAATCGACGATGTGGATGGCGAATTTGAGCGGCTGCAGGAGCGCAGCAACGCGATCGGCTCCGAACTCGAGGCGTTGGTAGACGCGCGGGCCAAGTGGGATCCGAAGATCCTGGCCCAGGCCGGCGCAATCGTCACAATCGACGACAATCGCATTTGTATACATCGCGGCCTGGTCAAGGGAAAGGTCAAGCTGCCGAGAGATGGCAAGCTGAAGAATGCTGGCGCCAAAGGCAGCGCCAGCGGCGAAGTGGAAGACGGCGCGATCGGTCATTCCGCAAAGCTCACGGAGGAACTCACGACTGCCGTTACCTTCGCGCTCAGCGCCGAGTTGATCGCCAATCCAGGCTGCGCGCTGATCGCGTTGACGCATACGCTTGCGCTGCATTGCTTCTATATGGGCTCGACGTGGGAAGAGCCGGTTCGGATCGGTTTCAACAATGAGATGGGCACTCCGCAGCTGCAAGACCTCGGTGAAAACGTCAGCGGCAACCCGGATATCGTACGCATCCTCGCCGAGCGCAAAGCGCTGGAAAAGCTGTTGCCAAAGGAAGAGGAGGACCTGTTCGCGTGGCTGCTGAGTCCAGCAGGCAATGGGCACATGGTGCGCGTGCTCGCGTTCTGCATATCAACGTCCATCAACGTCAAGGTGCCACGCGAGGATCAGCGCAAAGGTATCGAGCTGGCCAAGGCACTCGGCCTGGACATGACCAAGCGCTGGACGCCAAAGGTCGACAACTATCTCTCACGCGTTTCTGCTCCGCACATTCGCCTGGCGCTCAAGGATCACGGCATTCACGACGATCTGATCGCCACGACCGCGAAGATGAAGAAAGGCGAGCTGGCTGCGTTTGCCGAACCGCATCTGGCGGCATGGGTTCCTTCCGTGTTGCGTTTCAACTAGGAGCCGGCCATGCGCAATTTCCAGCGACTGATCTACGCTCTGTTGTCGGTATTCGCCATCGTATGTCTCACTACCGCATTCGCCGGCAAAGCAAAACTCTTTGCCGCGCCAGCGAGTGCACAGACGGTGAACCTCACGGTGCGCGATGCCCTCGGCCGCCTGCATCACCTGACTACGACTCGAACGGATACGCCACCGTTCACCTGGAGCGCCGACGGCAAAATCATCGAAATCGAGATCCAGACTGACCGCTTGTCGTGCTCAGGCTTCGGCGAATAGCCGATCACCTATCTTTAAGGGAGATTTGTTGTGGCTATGAAAAAACGCAAGACCGCGCGCCAGCCGCGCGAGCGATTCGTCAAGTTGTCGAGTACTGGTCGGGAGCTGTCAATCCGCGCAAAAAACTGGCCTCTGGTGCTCGATCGGGAAACAAAACTGATCTGGACGGCAGAGCCGGTGCTGAGCGATCGAGCAAATTGGGGCAAGGCAATTTGCGCCGCCGACGCGGCACGCTATATGGGTCGCAAGTTCCATGCACCGTCGATCAAGGAACAATTCAGCATCGTGGATCACACGAAGCGCGGCCCGGCGGTCGATACGCGGTTCTTCCGCCTGCCGGCGCAATGGTTCTGGACGAGCACGCCTCTTGCCGGTTTCGAGGAGTCGCTCGCGTGGTTCGTCTATTTCAGCCATGGCGGCGCCGGCGGCAACGCCCAGGACCGCGAGGCGTTCGTGCTCGCGGTCTGCTCCGCGCGCGCCAGTCAGTAATTGGCCTTTTTGCCGTCCAGACGTCCAAAGGAGACATCCCGTGGAACACTTCACCAAACTTGATTCCAGTGGCAACAGCTTGCCTATCGAGGCGACAACGTGGGTCGGCGTGCTCGACAACAGAACAGATCTTATCTGGCCGCGCAAACTGAAGATTTGCGACGACTCACTGCCATGGAAAAAGGCGATAGCAGCGGCCGATAGCTTCAGTGTGTGCGGCATGCCGGCGCGCGCCGCGACAGTCGAGGAAGCTTTCATGCTCGCTGATCGCAGCAAGCGAAATCCCGCGATCGATACGCGGTTTTTCGACGTCGACACCGATGATTGGTACTGGACGAGCACGCCTCTTGCCGGTGTCGAGGAGTCGCACGCGTGGAGCGTCTATTTCGGCAATGGCTACGCCGACTACCACTACCAGCTCTACGAGGCGTTCGTGCTCGCGGTCTGCTCCGCGCGCGCCAGTCAGTAATTGGCCTTTTTGAAAGATGACCTTTACGCTGCCACCAATCGTGAAATTGGCCGAGCGCCTACTCGTATGTATCGAGCAGGCTGTTCGCCGCTTTCCGCGCTATCACAAGTACACGATCGGTGCCGATCTTCGCGCCAGCGCGATGCATGTCTGCGAGACGACGCATCGAGCCTGGCGCGATCGAGGTCAGCAGGCGCAGTGGGTCCACCAACTCGTGTTTGCCATCGATGATTTGCGGATCCGGCTGCAGCTCGCCAGCAGGGTACGCGCGTTTGGTAGTTTCCGAGAGTTTGAGATGCTCGCTCGCCTGGCTTCTGATCTTGGAAAGCAGGCAGGCGGATGGCATCGCCAGCAGCACCCAAAGGGCCAGAATGCCGGCGCGCGCACCGCGCCGCAGCAGCGTGCCCAGATACTGAGTACCCGCGCCGCCTCGATTGGTGAGGCTAACGCATGACGATGCCGCGCTACGTCGATATGAGCTGCGCGACGGGATCGCAAGTGCGCGGGGGAGCTGTGTCGCCTCTTGCCGGTTACGAGGAGTCGCACGCGTGGAACGTCAATTTCAACAATGGCAACGCCGACAACAACAACCAGAACAACGAGGCGTTCGTGCTCGCGGTCTGCTCCGCGCGCGCCAGTGAGTGTCAGGGTGCTCACGTCAGCTTAAAAGAACTCTACGACGCGTGGCAGATGGCTCGGCGGCGGAAGATTCCCAGCTATAACCAGCTCGATTTCGAATCAAGATGGATCGATAACCTGATCGAGCTGCAGCGCAGGATCAATGCAGGCACCTGGTCACCAGGGCCGACGACGTGCTTCATCGCGAAGCGGCCGAAGGCGCGAGAGATCCATGCGCCGGATTTTGCGGACCGCGTCGTGCACCACTGGCTTGTTCCAAGGATCGAGGAGCTATTCGAGCCAGGATTTATCTTCGACAGCTACGCCAATCGCAGCGGCAAGGGCACGCACGCCGCGGTGCGTCGGCTGCGCATGTTTGTGCGCGAAGTTGCGAATGGCCAGGGCGGTGGTTGGTATCTGCAGCTCGATGTCAAGAACTTCTTCAACAGCATCCACCGCTCGACGCTTTACGCGATGCTCAAGCGGCGGCTGCAGGCGCGCCATAGCCCGCTCACCATGATGCAGGCGACGCACGCGCTGCTACGGCAGTCCGTGCAGCGCCAGGGCGTCGCGTACCGCTCCAGCGCTGCTGAGCGTGCGCTTGTGCCAGCGCATAAGCGGTTGGAGAACGCACCTGCAGGCTGCGGCTTGCCGATTGGCAATCTGTCCAGCCAGTTCTTTGCGAATGTCTATTTGGATCGGCTCGATCAATTCGCCAAGCACACGCTGCACGCGCAGCGCTACCTACGATATGTCGATGACTTCGTACTCGTGCACCGCGACCGCGCGCAGCTCGAAGAGTGGCTGGCAGAGATAACCGAATTCCTGCGCGTCAAGCTGCGCCTGGAGCTCAAGGCCGACATCAAGCTGCGGCCGCTTTCGGCTGGAATCGACTTCCTGGGCTATGTCGTCTATCCGACGCATACCCGCGTACGCCGGCGTGTAGTACGCCACGCGCTCGCCGCGCTGGCGGCGACGGCAAAGCCGCGAACACGCGAGCAGCGCGAGCAGCGCGCGTCAGTGCTCGCAAGCTATCTCGGCCATTTCGCACACGCCAATGCGCACAGGCTCAGCAAATCATTGCAGGAGAGTTTCCGTGGCCGCTGACGTTGAACCAGTTCCAATGCTGCTGTTCTGCCCACGCTGCGACAGGCAGCACGTCGATTCACCGCAACCGGAAAAGGAATGGACGAATCCGCCGCATCGTTCGCACGAGTGCCAGCAGTGCGGGTATGTGTGGCGCCCCGCTGACGTTCCCACGTCCGGCGTTCAATCGATATCGACGAAAGGCGAACGCGATCGCACCGCGCATCCCTGGATGGCCAAGACGGAGAAAGCGCCACCGGCGATCAAGGAAAGTGCCGCATGAGCAGTGCATCCAATCCGCTCGCGCAAAATCCCGCCATGGTGCAGCTGATCGAAGCGCTCGCCGAGCGTTTGGTGCTCGACCATCTCACTCTGAATTCGGCGTCAGAACACCAAGAGCAGCTGCAGCGCACAAAGCACGTCAACGTTGCCGCGCCGGCGAAAGCCGCATAGAGTCCGCGCGGATGCGCACAGCCGCCTACGCACGCTATTCGACCGACATGCAACGCGAGGCCAGCCTCGAGGACCAGCTGCGCAATATCCGCCAACGCTGCGAGCGCGAAGGCTGGCCAGCGCCGATCGTATATTCCGATGCGGCCTTCAGCGGCGCTCGGTCTGATCGCCCAGGTTTCCGCACGCTGCTAGCCGACGCGACCGCACGCAAGTTCTGCGTCTTGCTCGTCGACGATCTTTCGCGCTTGAGCCGCGACAAGGACGACACCGGCAAAGCGATCAAACGGATGACCTTTGCCGGCGTGCGCGTGATTGGCGTCAGCGACGGAACCGACACGTCGCGCGACGGCTACGAGCTCGATACCGGGATCCGCGCCGTGATCGGCGAACACTACTTGCGCGATCTAGCCAAGAAAACGCATCGCGGTCTGACAGGTCGCGCGTTGTCCGGGGCCAGCGCCGGCGGCTTACCGTTCGGCTATCGCGTCGCCGAAGTTGGCCAGCGTGCGATCGATGAGCGGCAGTCCGCGATCGTGCGCAGGATCTTCGCCGACTACATCGCCGGGCTCACGCCACGTGCGATCGCTGCATCGCTGAATCGCGAAGGCACACCATCGGCACGCGGTGAGATGTGGTGCATGTCCGCGATCTACGGCGATTTGCGGCGCGGCATCGGCGTGCTTGCCAATCCGATCTATGCCGGTCGCCAGATCTGGAACCGAAGTCGGTGGGTGAAGCATCCAGACAGCGGCCGCCGCTTGCGCCAGGAGCGCCCAGAAGCGGAATGGATCATCACCGAGCATCCTGAACTGGCCATCGTGGATGGCGCGACGTGGGATGCCGCCCAGGCCCGGCACCGCCGCCGCGCCATCACCCGCGGCGCGCCTGCTGGCCGCGCACCGGCGCACTTGCTCAGCGGGATTCTGCGCTGCTGTGAGTGCGGCGGCCCCATGACGGCCATCGATTCTTACCGATACGGGTGCGGGAGGAGGAAGGAGCGAGGCGAGGCAGCGTGCGGGAACGGCCTCAAGATCGCGCGCGCGGCCGCAGACGTAGCCATTCTTGCCGGCATCCGCTCTACCCTCCTGACGGCCGACGCTTGGCGCTTGGCCGAGCGCGCGATCGCCGCGGCGTTCAAGCGCAATGCGCCGGATCTCGACGCGCTGAAAGCGAAGATCGCCGCAGCCGAGTGCGTGCGATCGAACATCATCGCAGCGCTGCGCGCCGGCATCATTACCCCGAGCACGAAGGCCGAGCTGCTCGAGGCCGAACACTCACTCGATACGGCGCGTGCCGAACACCAGGCTGCGCAGCTACACCAACCGGCACAGTTGCTGCCGCGCGCGCGCGCAGCATGGGAGCGCATCGCCGGCGACTTGGAAACGATCAGGGAAATTCCTCGAGCGAGAGAAGCGATTCGCCAGCTCGTAGGCGATCGCATTGTACTGAGGAAGGAAGCTGACTCAGTGGTCGCGGTGATTGGCGAAGCTAGTGAGATATCGTTGGTAGCGGGGGCGCGCTCCGTGCTCTATCTCACTGAGCCCTTCCGGATCGCGATCCCACGTCGGCCGAGCCGCGAATGATAGGCGCTCAGGCCGAATTATTCAAGGTTCGCGGTCAGAATAGCCCTCCGAGCAATTCAGGTTCCCAGTTCGTGATGATGATCTCGCCGGCCGGCGCCCGCGCCTCGGTGTCGCATCGACCCACCGAATAACAGATCTCTGCCTCCGCAATCTTGAATCCGTCGAACGCAGCGCGCACGGCGGGATGATCGTTCAGTGAGATCATCACCCTGCCCTTGGCCGACCTGGCAAAGTTGGCCATGGTCACGTATTCGTCGAAGCTCCATGGCAGACCATAGCCCTCAGTTTCCCAATACGGCGGATCCAGGTAGTGCAGCGTGCAATCGCGATCGTAACGCTTCACGCAGGCGAGCCAATGGCAGTTCTCGATCTGTACCCCGGACAGCCGCAGGTGAGCGGCGCTGAGGTTTTCTTCGATGCGCAGCAAATTCACGACAGGTCCCTGAGTCGACGTGCCAAAGGTCTGCCCGGTCACCTTTCCGCCGAAAGCATGCTGCTGCAGATAATAGAACCGCGCGGCGCGCTGAATGTCGGTCAACGTCGCCGGCGGCGTTTCCTTGAGCCATTCGAACACCTGGCGCGACGAAAGCGCCCATTTGAACTGGCGCACGAACTCTTCGAGATGATGCTGTACGACGCGATACAGATTGATGAGATCGCCATTGGCATCGTTGAGGATCTCCGCTCGAGCGGGCACAGGACGGAGGAAAAACAATGCCGCTCCGCCGGCGAACGCTTCGACATAGCACTCATGAGGCGGCATGAGCTTGAGCAGGCGAGCGGCAAGGCGGCGTTTACCGCCTTGCCAGGGAACGATCGGTGCGGCTTCCATAGTGTAGGCCCTCGCGTGTTAGGCTGCCGCCGCTCCGCGCGCGGAGTGGCGAGCCTTGGCTGGCCCGCGGAATGTCGCGGTGTCGGCGGCCGTCGGTGATGCGGATACATCGCCGGCGGTCGCTCGTCTTTTTTCAAACTGTCTGCGTAACGCTATCCAGTGCCGGTGCCACATCAATCATGCGACCGTCCATGACGAACACACCGTCACCGATGGTCCATGTCTGCGATGGCAGCGGCCGCGCGAGGATCGTGCCGCCGTCGCTCGTGGCGACCGTATAGCTGCCGTCGGCATTCACCCCGGCCACATTGCCCTTGATAAGCCGCGCGCCAGGCGCGGTGCCATAAAGCGTTTTCCAGATGTTAGTCAGCATCTTGGTAGTGCCTCTCGACGGTGACGTATTGGTCGATGATCAGCGCGGCCGCACCGTTGCCGGAGTTGACCGTCTGGAAGTTGATACGCACGCCGGTGCAGAGCCCGCGCCAGCTCGTCGGCTCGACCACCTCGCACAGATCCAGCACCGAGACCAGGCCGGGCAACGTGGAATCTGACGCGATGCCGAGCGGTATCATCAGTTCGATCGCCGCCTGGTTGCCGCGATCGCAAAGTGCATTGCGGCCGCGCTCGAGCGCAACGGGATGCGTGGCGATGAGAGGATCGACGATCTGCAGCGCGCGAACATCGCCGGCGCTGCCGGCGCGCAGGATCGGATCCGAGACGCCAACTTGCTGCCCGCTGACGAGTACGTAGTTATAGAGCGGCTTCGTCGCCGGTTGCAGCGAATCGCTGATGATGACGTCGTCCTGGATAATTTTGTCTGGCGTTGCCAATGTCCAGGCCCACGGACTTACCGGGTAGCGCGGCCGCAGCTTGACGATCGCATCCCACGCATGCGATTGCACGATGGATCCGGAGGCGGCAGCGACTTGGCGAATCGACTGCATGGGTGTGGATTGCGAATAGGCATACACGCCGGCCGGAACGACCCAATCGACAGCGCCGTAGTCGGATGTGAATCCGGTGAACTGCAGTTCCCGGTCGACCAGCTGATGCGCCGTCGCGTCGGCATCCTGTACGAACGATCGCGGCGGCGCGATCGGATCATCGAGAACGACGGTGCGGCTGCGGCCGGTGACAGTTACGCCGCGCGAAGGAAATTTTCGCTGCTGCTGGTAGCTTTCGATCAGCGCGACAAACACATAGCCGTTGAGATTGATCTCGACCTGCTTGTTGCCGTCGCCATCAGGCAACAGATAGGCCAGATGATCCGGGTTCGCGAGCGTGAGCGAAAACGTGAAATACATGTCGTCGACGCTGCTCGTGACGGTGCCACCGGACACATCGATCGGCGTGCGCTCCGGCAAGCGCACAACGGACGCGGTATTGAGCACGATGTATCTCCTTCGAAAAATGGATGCGGCGTAACAGGCGAACGGCCCGATCGGAAGCGCCAGGCGCTGGGCCGATTCATCAAACCAAAGGCAAACGAGCGGCAAATCCACGTGCGCTCCCGCCGGCGGCACGTAAACAGGCGGCGGCGTGATCGGCGGCGGCTCGATCCCCGGTGAGCCCGGCGCGTAGGGCACGCGATGCGCGGCATTCCATGGAATCCAGACCCGTCGCAAACGCCGCGGCGCGTGGTTCCACGGGATGTCGACCGAGCGCTCCTGACGCGGCTTCATGACGAACGGCATGGCGCCCGCTGCGCGGCGCCGCGGCGGTGCCAGCCAGGCCGCCGCAGCGGAGATCTGGCGCCGCGGCTGCATGCCGAATGCCATGCGCGCCGAGGCGGCACGCCGTGGCAACGTTGGCCAGCTCAACCGCACCGAACGCGGCTGGCGCGTACCAACCGCCCAGGCCGCGCGTGGGGCCGCGGAGCGCCGTGGCGGCATTGTCCAGGCGCCGGCAAAGGACCGTGGCGCGCGCGGGGCCGCAGCGTGCGCTAGGCGCGTCGCCGCGGCCTTTCTAACGGGCGCCGACCACGCGCCGCCGACGTCGACGCGACGGCGAACGGTTTCATTCCAGGGGATGCGCCCGCCCAAGCTGCGCAAATAGCGAATCGTGTTCGCCAGAACCGTCAGACTAACGGTCGCCGTGCTGAATCCGTTGTCGTTGCCGAGCGTATAGGTGAACGAATCCGCGCCGAGATAGCCTGTCGTCGGTGTATACGTGAAGCTTCCGTCGGAATTGAACGTCAAAGCGCCGTGCGCCGGCGAAGTGTGCGCGGTAATCGTGCCGGAGTAGATGAGATCATCCGCCAGAACGCCGGGCGCGGCGACCGTGCGCGGCGTGTCGATGGTGAGGACATAGGAATCGTTGACTGCCACCGGCCCGGGATTTGGATCGCCCAGCGGCATGGGCACCTGGTCGCCAGTCGGCGCGACATAGCCAATACCGCCGCCGAGCGGCAGGTCGACTTGATTGCCGGTCGGCGGCGTATAAGACATCGGCTCAGGTCGCCGGCGTCACGCGCGCACGGATAACGTCGTTGTAGGTGTTCGAATAGTCACGCGCGATCACGTCGAAAAGTTGCGTTGGATCCAGATCGTTGATCTTGTATGTCCCGTCGGAAGCCGACCACGTCGTTGCGACAACCGCGCGTGTAATGCGATGTCGCACCTCGACCTGGCGCGATGCCGGAGCGCCGGCCACAGTCACCAGCCCAGGACTGATGCCGGCGATATAGGAAAGCGGTCCGGCCAACGGCGAACCGAACGTGACGCGACGTTTGCCGAATGTCGAAAAGAGCAATTTAGCCGACATGCGTCACCAGGCGTTGCCAATGTCGATGAACACATTTGTGCGATTGCCGACCGAAGCACCCATCACGATCAGATTCGTTCCAGAGGGAAATCCCGCCGGCGAGGCGATCGACGTGCCGAGCGCATCGGTGACGCTACATGGAGACATGAAGCAACCGCGGAAGCGGCCGCGGATCGTTCCGTCGGCCTGGCAAAAGATCGGCGCGAAATAGCGCAAGCCAGACCCCGGCGCCGGATCCGAGATCTGTGAGACATAGTTCACGGTGAGTCCAAATGACGGCAGCACCGCGACGACCTTGGCAGTTCCGCTCTGCGTATGGCTCCGGCCGATCGAACCGCCGACGTAGGATCCGCCCGTTACACCAGCGGCTGTCAGCTGCATCCAATTCGCCGCGGTGGTGGCGCCGGCGCCGTTGTTCGCTCCGCAATTGACGTAGTTGTAGGCGTCGCCGCCCGTATCGGAATCGATGTCTCCGAAAGCGAAGAAAGAGAATGACGGCGCCGTGTCGTTCTGTATGGACACGTAGGCCGTGCGTTCATCCGCGATCACTATCCACGGCCGCGCCGTACTGTTCGCGCTGTTGGATTTGAACAATCGCGCACCGACGGAATCCTGCGTCGTCGTCGGCGCGCCGTCGCTCCCGGTGTCGATATCGGACATCGATTGATAGACGAACGATCCGGCCCACTGCGCGTTCGTGATGCTGGCATCGTCGAGGATCCGCAGATAGCAGCCACTACCTCCCGCGGCAACTGAATTGCGCAGCACCGTTTTGTTCGCCGAAGGCGTGAACGGAAGACTCCACCCGGCCGCCAATTTTTGCGTACCGCCGGTACCGTAGGCGACGCCGGAGCCGTCGCCGTAGAGACATTTTTGCAGCAGCGTGACAAGCGTGCCCGTCTGACCAGTGAGCACCGGTGCGCTGGTATCGGTCGATTGATAGATCCTGACGGTCATGCTGCATCTCCATAGATCTGCAGGCGGAACTGATCCGACGGTTGCGTGATCGGACCCTGCACTGTGCAGCGGTTGAGCCAGATCGGATGCGTCGCCGCGATCGTGTTGAAGCGCACAACGTTGCCGGCCGCCCAGCCGGTACCCCAGCCGCCGCTCGCGATCGTGAAATAGGGCGAGCCAGATACCGGATTCGTCGGCGCGATGTCGCTGGCGATGTTGAAGTTGCCGAGGTCGCCGGCGACCTCGCCGATCACCGCGACCACGCTTGTCGACTGAAATACCAGCGCCCAACGATCCTCGACTGTGGAATCGTTCGTCACCACGAACGGATGCACGACATCGTTGTAGGACGACGAGGCGGATGAACCGATCAGCGTATCGCTGAATACGTTCGTCCAGGTCACCTGATCGAATAGATTCGTCACGCGCGCCTGCAGGTCATCGATCACCAGGCATGCCGATGCATAAGTGCCCGGGTGCGGAAAATCGTGCGTGATCGGCGATTGAAGCGTGAGCTCACCCGTGACCTGCAGATCGCTGCAGACGTAGATATCCTCGATGCGATGGCGGATCTTCACCGGCAATGTGTAGGCCGATAGATTGAGCGGATTCGCCCAGGTCACCGCGCCAGCCTGAAGATCGAGCGTGTACCACACCGGGTCGATATCGACCGGCGTTGCCGCCGAGTCCTTGATTTCCGCAAAGGCCAGCCGCGTGCGGCCGAGGTTCGTCGTGCTGCCGGCGGTCGGACTCGAAACGCTGGTGATCTGCGTATTGTGAATGGCCACCACGCCGCCGACTTGGAAGCCAGGCACCTTGCCGTTATCCGGAAGGCGCACCGGATCCAATCCAAGGATCGTCGGTGAGAGCGGAATCGACTTGAAAATCACAGTGCCGATGAACACCGTCGACGGATCCACGAACGAAGGCTTCCATACGGTCGAGCCGACCACATTGTCAGCGTCATACCAGGGCTGAGATTCATTGCCCGCGGCCGTCACGTAGGCGCCGAAGTGGATGTAGGCCGCGCCGGTATCCCAGTTCACCAGCCCTTTCGCGCCTGTGCCCGTGATGTTGCCATCGTTATCGGCCGCGCCAGTGAGCTCTGTGCCATCGAGCAATGCCGCGCGCCATACGAAGCTACCCGTCTTCAGCGGCGCGCCAGGCGTGCGGAAATAGACGGCCGATTGCGCGTTCTCCGAATAGCGCGTGAGCAGCGAATTGATCGTCACGGTATTGCTGCCGCTGGCGTAGTCGGTCAACGTCGCGACATTCGCGCCATAATCGTAGCTGCCGCCCAGCGTGCCGGCATTCGTTGTGGGATCCACGCCGTAGTAGAGAGAACCGCTGCGATCCACGTACGTGCGTCCGCGGAAGCTGATGCGCACGCTGCCTGGCACCGCAGGCCCCGTGGATCCGGCGCTCAGGAGAATCGCCAGCGATGATGGCGCATGCCCCTCGCTGGCTGTCGTCGTCGACGCGCCGGATTCCAGATAGGTCACGACCAGCGGCGTGCCGGACGCGAAATGCGCGCTGGCGTCGATCGCTGTCCAGCCGGTGAGACCGACGACGCTGCCGCCATCGACGGCGTTGGAGGCATATTGCGGCAGGATGACGTTTACGTCCTGCTCGACGGCGAGCACGATCGCGCCAGTAGAATAATTGATCGTGTTCGTGCCGGGCGCCGCTCCGGTCCAACTGCCGGAACCATCATCATGTGCCGTATACGGAAGGCTAACCGTCATGGCATACGCGCCTGCGACCTGCGGCAAATCTCGCCATTGAGCCTTCACGGAACCAGGCTCAGACGCATGCGCAAGCGTGAAACTCACCTCGCCTGCCGTGGCTGTTGGCGTGAACGTTTCTTGATGGATCTTCGACGGATCGACCCAGTGATAGTCATAGGTGAACCCGGCGTCCGGTGAAAAGCTCGTGGTGAACTGCACCACGCCGTTCGCGAAATCCCACGTGCCCGTGGCATCGCCGGAAATCACACCGATCGCGCTTACGCTGGCCGATTTCGACGCAGAGCTCGAGGTCCACGCGATCGAGCATGTGCCCGGCTTGTTGCCGCCGTGCGCAAGTTGCTGCCGGATGGCTGGCGTGGGTATCGTGATCTCGCCGTGTACGTCGCGCGTGCGCAGATCCGTGCCCCAGGACGAAATCAGCGAGGAGC